TCGAAGGTTGACGATGCAAAGTCAGGAAAAGATAAATTTGTAGATATTGGTGCAGAGACGTACATCAAAGGAATTGAGCTTAATCCTGAAATTCTTACACGTCTAATTTCTACTGATAGACAAAAGCAGCTTTCAGCCTTCCAAACATTGTCGCATGAGCTTACCCATGTGATACAGAATCAAACTAAAACCCAAATTGAGCGGGATAATGCTATAAAAGGAATTTCACAGAAAGACTCCCCCATTGGCGTTGATACATTTATTCCAGAAGGGATAGAAAATATCCACAAAAAATACTTAGAGCGACAATATGGAGGTAGTTCTGTTCTTAAAGAGGAGCTAGAGGGGTTTAATGTTGGGTACACTGCCGCAAAAGCATGGCTTAGAAAAAACAATATGCCACTGCGCGTGGCGAGCAAACAAGACATTATTGAACGGCTAGAAGCAGCCGAGAAAATGTCTGTCGATAAAAACGATATGCTTGATAAGTTTGGTTATCAGCCTACTTACGACTCTGTGATGTTCAGCCGCGAAACTATCCACACCACCGACCCTCGCACTGGCCGCACAGACTCTACCGATATTCGTATTAATGAGCCTAATCCGCCGTTACGCGACAATCCAAAACTAGACCGCTTACTACACGGCATTGCACCAGGCGAAAAGCTATTTAACGCACTAGCAAAACCTATCCACAAATGGCTTGATGCTCATACGTCAAGCCAGTGGAAGCTAGTCAACAATATGTCACCAGCATTCAAGCAGATGATGCGTGAATACTTGCGCGACCAAAAAGCCTCCGAGGAACAAACCAAGAACATCGTCGAAAATGGCATTGCTATGTCAGCCGATGAGCGTAATTTGTTGTCTGATGTTTTAGAGAAGATGGTGGCTAGTGGTACAACTATTCCTCAGCATATCGTACAGGTTGCCGCAGCGATGAGATCGGCATTAAGCGGACAAACGGACGAGCTAGTAAGGCTTGGCATGTTGTCTGAAGGAAGTGCTGAACGGTGGCGCGACACTTACCTACCACGGTTATATGACAAGGCCGCTAAAGACCCGATTAACAAAGCACTAGCTAAACGCCTGAACATTGTTGGCGACCACCTGAAAGGACGCGGTATTTTCCGTGAAGTAGAGGAAAAACTAGAAGCCAAGTATGAAAAACTTGGGTGGGAGAATCGCGGTAAGGGGAAAAAAGGCCATGTGATTATGTGGCGCGACTATACCTATGAAGAACGGGTAAAAATGGGCGAGATACGGGACGCATTACATCGTTTCGCTACAGGCTTTTTAAGTACACAGCGCGATATTGCTACAGGCCGCTTACTTGAGAAGATAGCCGACAATCCCGACTTGGCAAGTGTTGATCCTGTTGCTGGATGGACATTAGTGCCAACCGCCACTATCAAAGAAACAGGTGGCGTAAAACGCTACGGCAAACTAAGTGGTATGTATGTTCATCCCGATGTATGGGAAAACACCAAGCACTACATTGATGACCGTGACGGACTAATGGAGTTTTACCGTCAAACCTTGTCAGTCTGGAAGCAAGGAAAAACAGCATTAAATTTAGTTGCCCACATGAACAACGTAGTAAGTAACGCCGTCATGGTAACAGCCGCAGGTGCGAACATGGCCGATGTTGCGCGAGCCTATGACAGCATGATGAAAGAGGACCAGTATTACAAGGAAGCTAAAGAGCTTGGTATGTTGGCCAGCGGACACTTCACGGGTGATATTCGTGATTATTTTGGTGGCGATATTCAAGAAGCAACAACGCCAAGCAATCTAGTATTTAAAGCCTTTAAAGCCGCATGGAGAAACAAAGGTTTTGAGTTTATGCGTAAGATGTATGACGCAGAAGATCAACTATTCCGTATGTCTCTATACCGTAAGGCGCGTGAACTTGGCGCAACACAAGCAGAGTCAATCGACTACGCTGAAACCTTCATGTTTAACTACGCAGACCTACCCGCAGGTATAAAAAAGATTCGTGACTTTGGCCTACCGTTTATCAGCTACACCTACAAAGCCGTGCCAGCCGTCACCCGTTTAGCCTTTACACAGCCTCACCGCGTATTAGCATTGGTTAGCATGGTCTATGCTTTTAATGCCATTGCCTATGCCATGTTGGGGGCAGATGCAGATGAGGACAAAGAACGTAAGAACTTGCCCGATTATATGCAAGGCTATAGTGCTTGGGGCGTGCCTAAGTTAGTCCGCTTACCGTGGAATGATGGAGAGAAGGCAGCATTCTTAGATATTTACAGGTGGGCCCCACTAGGAGACTTCTTTGCTATTGGCAATCGTACAGGTGGCGCGGATATGCCGACATGGGCAATGATGAGTGGTCCTTATTGGTCTTTCTACAACACCATGATTCAAAACCGTAACGGATTAACAGGAAAGAACTACCTAGAAGATACCGACACAGACCGTCAAGTATTCTTTAAGCGTATGAAGTTTGGCTTATCTGAGTGGGTCCCAATGTATTACCACTTGGATAAAAACCTTAATGCAGTACGCAATGAGCTAGGCGATACCCCTGCATCGAAGCTATTGGAAGGCATGGGTTACACTGGTACGGATATGCGTGGCGATCCTTCTGAGCTTAAAAACTCGCTTTTAGGTGCGACAGGTATTAAAGTACGAAAACTAGATATGGATGACCAACAACAGCGTAAGCTGGTTGCCTTGAAGGCTGAAATGCTAGACCGTGTACGTCAAATGCGTAGAATTCAACGCGATAAATCAAACCCGTACCGCGAGCGCGACATTGCTGCACAAAAAGAGGAAATAAAACGCCTCAAAGAAAAAGCGCAGGAAATACGGAAAGAATAAAACATTGTTAAATTGGGGGTGAAATGCGCCCCATACACAAATCAAAAGTGAGATTAGTATGGGTACTATCACAGACCGTCTATCGGTAAGTAACACCGTCTTTAATGAAAACTTTGCTATCAACATTAAAGCTCGATCACAATTCCAAAACCAAACACGGTACTGGATAAATATCCTGCCTAATGTTGCGCCTACAGCTTGCCTAGTGACTGTTTGGTACACGCCTGTTGGCGGAACGTCAATCACTGCATTGGATGCTAACGGTTCAGCAATTACTATTGACTGCTGCGCGTTAGAGCTAGTCAGTGAATAGCTACAGCGTTGCTGAACGCGTTAACTCACAAGTTAATGCGTCGGTCTCTTACATGAGCGACTCAGAGCAGTTTGGCATACCTGAATTTTGGAATGAAGCTAGAAGCGGGTTTGATGATTGCGACGGATATGCTTTGCTCAAGCGCGAACTATTAAGACAGCAAGGTTTTGACGAGTTATGTATTCACATCGCTACCTGTTGGATTAACATTAAAGCGATTGATACAGGTCATTGCGTATTAATTGTCGAAACGGATAAAGGCCAGTTTATTCTAGACAACAATCTAAAAGACCCTGTTCCGTTAAATTTTGAGACTTTGGGTTATAAATATATTTGGAATATTATAGAAAGGGGTGGCAAATGGTACGAATTTTCTGTGTCTTAATATTGTTGTCGGGTTGTGCTAGTCATAAAGTAATTTACGGCAAAGAGTCTGAGGCACCGTGGGGTTGGACTTATACATACTGCCCTAGTCATCCAAATGAAAAAGGTTGTGCAATAAAAAACCCCAATTAATGGGGCTTTTTATTGGGCAATTATTAATAATTACTGTCGCTGATACTTATTTTGTAGGTACTGGTTATTCAAGCCCAACAACCATACGCTGTCATGGTGCAAGTTTCGCTCACTCTGCACAATCACATCAACAGCCATTCGCTCATCATCATCTTCACGTTTAGCAACAACAGACGCATCGGCAGTACACACTGTATCAAAATTATCAGCAACAAACACAGGCAGTGTTACTTGCTCAGAAGTAACCGCACGATCATCGGCATACGCAGCACTAAAAATGCCAACACCAAAACTACCGAAAAAATGCCAACACCAAAACTACCGAAACAAAACATCGCCGCCGATAGCAGCACACCAAATAACATTTTACGCATTTTTTCTTACCTCTTTTCGGATGGAAGGGTTTTAATCAAACTACAAGAAGCTGAATAATCGCTTAATCGCTTAATGCAGTCTGATTATCAATACTTTTACAAAGGCTAATCCTGACATTCTTCCCGACACTCTTTAATCATGTTGTCGATAGCATCACGGATAGATGGCCACTCATCTTTATTGATAAAGATAGCTGATTGTTTCCATTTTATTATCCTGTTTGGCTAACAATTAAAAGGTGGCTAGGCCACCACCTCGCCGTCCGCAATCCAAACCACTTGGAAAGTTGAAGGCATTGCTGTTGGTTTTTCTTTCAGCGTTACCGCCACCACCAACGTATCAACATCGCCCTCATCGGCCAAAATATCCAGCCATTGAATACAGGTATTGCGATTAGCTGTACCTAGTACATCCATACGATCAAGCACCATCAACTTTAACCCTGATAGATGGCTAATCATCTCTGTTAAGTGCGCGTCAGCACGCCACTTCTCAGATTCGGACAATAGGTTATAAGGGCGACCACTCGCAGTAATAGCCATATCAGCACCGACTGAAATCTGAAACCAATCGGTATCGTCGGCACTTTGACGCAGGCGAGAATTTACTTTCTTTAACGCACCAACCAACAAATCACTTTGAATGCCTTCAGGAGCTAAAGCATCGGCAATCTTTCCCCATGCTTGAATGTTGGCATGGTAGGTGGCGGCATTGCTTTCTTTTGTGCTTGCTTCTTCTAATGCGCGTTTGTCGGTTTGCAATTTATGGATAGAGGCTTTCAATGTTGCGCGTTCAGCCTTCATCGCATTAATGCGAATACGCAGCGATTCAATGTTAGGCAACATCAAAGCAGGATTAGCCAACGCGCCCATGTTCTTTAGCTGTTCTTGTGCCGCTTGTGACTCAGCAATATCACGAACATCATTGGCAATGGCACGCATTAACATATCGCGTGCTTGAATGTAATTAGGTAACTCTTTAGCCAATCCATTAAGCGTAGCCTGTAGTAATTCACCCCCTTTAGTAATTAACCGAGCTTGGCAACATGGACACTCTTTAACTTCTAGTGAAGCGATAAGTGTCAACATGCGGTCAAGCTCTTTTTCGTCGGCAATCTTCTTTTCTTGGCGGCGTTTGAGTAGGTCTGCTTTTTCTTGCAAGGCTGTAACTTGTGCTTGTGCATTATTAGCATCACGCCATTGTTGTTCTAATGCGCCAATCTGTTGTGTATTGCTGTCGTGATCCGCTTCAAGCGCGGCAAGCTCTTTTTCTTGCTTGGCTAATAACTCATCGTCCACAAACTCAGGACGGGGAGCTTTCCAATCATTGCCCTTTAAATCCCCGTATGTTTCACCAGTCACACTACCCCAAGCACCACGCGCCTCTTTCTGTTTGTTTTTGGCTTCTTTATGAGAAGCCTCAAAGCCAAGGCGTAGCACAGGTTTAAGCACATCAACCAGTGTTGAGTCACACTGTTTCTCAAGTAGGCGTTTAGCAATCAATTCAGGCGTAGGCGTACTACCTGTAATGGCAGACAATAGATTACGACGATCCGCTAACGAAGCCTTAGCGAATAACGTAGCATCCAGCACATAAGGCATAGCAGGCATTTCATCGGCATGATTAAACGCGAAGCCTTTTTTAGCCTTTAAGTCATAATAACAATCACGATCATCTAGCTTTACGCCAACATCGCCAGCCTTGCTACCCTCCTTAATCATTTGGCCATATTCGCCCTTGAGAGTTACGCGGCTGGGTTCGCCCGTAACCGCCAACTTGATAGCATCCAATAGCGACGACTTACCACTCCCATTATGGGCAGCAACCATTAATACGGGAGCAGTTACAGTGATTTTTGCGTAACGTAGTCCGCAAAAGTTATTAATATCAATTTTAGAAAGTTTCATCATGTACTCCGAAAGCCCTGCCAGCATTGACAGGGCTGTTGTGGTTATTCGCCTAAGTTAAATTCTTTGTTGCCACCACGACCGCGACGACCGCCTGTTGGCTGTTCTGTTTGCACTTCACCACGTTTAGCAAGTTCATCGGCTTCTGCCTGTTCTTGTTCACGGCGTAAAATTTCCGCTTCTTCTTCAGGTGTTGGATTGAAGCCTTTAGCTTGTGGCTGTTCAACGACAGGAGTAACTTCATTTGTTTTAGGCTTGGTCTTTGGTTTTAGACTATCAAGGTCTTTTGCTGGTGGCGGTGCATCACCATCATTACCCTGTCTGTTTTCCATAACTGTTTTCCATGTAGCTTCACCATCGCTAATTGCCCCCCAAATACCGCGCAAATCGACCAACTCAGCAGGAGAACAAGTATCAAGGCCATGACCAAGATATTTAATTAGGTCAGCAGCTTTAACGCCGATATTAGAAAATGCGTCCGCAATCTTTTTACGCTCGGCACCAGGGTCTTTTGCCGCTTGGTCATTACGAATACGAATGATGGCTTCTTCGGCATCATCACGTAAATCACCAGGGATAATACGCAAGCCTAAAGTACGGATTGCTTTAGAGACTTGAGCACCACGCTTGTTGAGCAGGTCATCATCATTTGCAGGCACAGTGTAAGTGTCTTTCCCCCAACTGTTTTTACGGACTGAGATATAAGAACCATCGTCCATTGGTTTAGAACGCTCAACTGTTTTAGACACGCGAATATCAAGCGGATAAGTAATGTTTGATTCTAAATCCGTCATAGAGACACGATGAATTTCTTTTACTTCATCTTCAAAGATCATCGTCGTTTCGATCATTACATTGGTCATGCAACGTAATGCAACTTCAACAAAACGAATGCCTAAGCCTTTAACTGTACTACCGCCAATAGGCTTTGAGTACAACGTGCTTTTGTTGTTAGCAAACGAAGGCCGCTTGCATTCTTCTAACAAATTTTGGCGCACTTGCTCCCAAATACGTGGACGTTGCAAGGCCATCACGTAACGCGCCTCGACCATTGCTTTAGCTTGTGCAGCTACGGCAGACGAGGCAGTTTCTTGTTGGTACAACGCTGGAGCATTGTTTGGCTTATAGCTTTGCAAAGTGCCACCTTGTTGCAAATCGTGAATATTTTTCATCATCATCAATCCTCATTCATGGTATGGGCATTTTGCCCAACGTGGACAATAACGGTCTGAACATAAACCGCTATTGGGATTCGGGTAAAAATCACCCGACTTAAACATTGCCGCAGCGTACTCAATCAGCCCTTTCGTTTCCGAAGTACCGACTAATAACTCCTTAGCATTTTCAATACTGCCTATTCCGACTTCGGGTGTGTTTGAAGTCTTTAGTCCTAGAATGTCAGCAGGGAGTGTTATTTCCTCCCCAGTTGTTTCCTCAAAAAGAATTTCATACGCGCCCATTTGCGCCTTATGCCCTTTAGTTTTGGCAACACCATGACTTACCGCCCCTTTACCAGTCTTAATGTCGCCAATGCCATAACCCGACACGCCGCGAATAATGCGCGAACGATCAAGCGTGCCGCATAGGTCAATCACTACACCATCACCACAGTTAAGCAATAGCGATTGTGTCGGCATTTCTACCGATGAAAACTCATACAGTGGTGCAATTTCCGTGCAGTAACGATTGATAAGAATGGTGGCGATATACATAGCTTGCTTGAATGACAAGTCACCCACGCGCCAATCGACTTCGGCCTCAGTCAGCGACACCAGCATTGCGTCAACCGCTTGGTCAATGGTAATGGGTTCGTCATCAATCATTGCTTGGTCATAGGCCGCTGTTCCTGCATGGATAGCAGTACCTAATGCGGCGCGTGATGAGTTTTGGCCTTTCATGCCTAGAATATGAATCCCTTCCCATTTGTAGGCGCAGTCGAATAGCGTGCTTATGCTACTGGCGCGAACTTTAATCACTCGCATCTATAAACCCTCTTGAAACCCTGTTATTTCCTTGTTTTCCGTGTGAAGTATGGAGACAAGAAAAAAGACTGTCAACAACAAAATGACAATTAAAATAAAACTTCTTGCAAACAAAAAAACGGCTATGTATAGTCGCAGGCTATGTATAGTCGCAATTACTTACTTGGAGGCCGAAATGGGCAGACGCGCAAACTTAGATACGCCTACAAAAAAATGGTTTTGGAAAATCATAAAACGCATGGGCGGGGCGAAATCTGTCGCAAAAGGAATGTTTGTTACTACTGGACGTGTTTATGCTTGGGTGCGAAATGAAAGAGTGCCTGAACACTATATTGAACCATTTGTAAAATTGGCCAATAAAAAAGAAGTTGACCTTACAGAGCGTAAGTTGATTGATTTTTCATTAAGCCTATTAAGTATTTATGATCTTACAGATGATAACGGGGAAGAATAATGCTTTATATTCAGGCAGTAGGTTATATGTGGTGCGCGATTGTATCAGCGTTTTTGTTTTTCTTTTTGATAGAACCAGTATTTGAACATCGCAATAGCCCAAGATTTTGCAAAACGCTTCTTGTGTTCTCGCTTGCTCTTGTTCCTTTGCTTTTTATGACTTTCCACTTTGGCTCAATGGCCGTATTTATTCTTTTTTGGTAATCGTAGGCCGACCTGAGCCATTAATCAGGGGGTAAGCCATCGGTAAGGGCTTTAAGTATTTTTTTATTTTAACAAAGAGTGTAATTTTTATGAGTAACCATGTTGAACCAACCATAGGCCGTGTTGTTTGGTATCGCGGTAAAGATAACGCCATTCGTGCAGCAATTATCACGCACGTTTGGAGTCAGTTTCTTGTCAATCTTCAAGTTTTTGGCAAATACGAAAACGACATTGAAGCAGGGAACCATACGTCAGTAACGCATGGCGACATTGAGGATGAGCCTAGTTGCTGCCCATCGTGGAGCTGGATGCCATACCAAAAAGGCCAAGCAGCAAAAACAGAGCAGCTTGAGCAAAAACTGTTTAGCGGGAGTGTTGGTTGCGATGAAGCTGCTATTGAATCTGAAATCCAAGCAAAACGCTTAAACGCACCACGTCTAACACCTGCCGAGATTGATTCAAAAATCTTAGGGGCTGATTACCAGCGATTTAACGACACTACCGTCACTATCTGTTGTCTGCATTTAGAAAACGGTTTCACTGTTACTGGCGAGTCAGCTTATGCACCACCTGAAAACTTTGATGAAGAAATAGGCCGAAAAATTGCCTATGGAAATGCGCGTGAGAAGATATGGCAGTTAGAGGGGTATTTGCTGAAGCAAGAGCTATACCTTGAGTCCATGCCATCACAAACACCTTTATCTTCTTCTGTTGAGAAAGCAATTAATGATAGGCGCAACAAAATCATGGAATCTATTCTTATTCCTGAAGTTATAGATGTTGCTAAAGCCTGCCATGAGATCAATCGTGCATATTGCCAAGCAATTGGTGATGACAGTCAACCATCTTGGGATGATGCACCTGAATGGCAGCGTACAAGTGCAATTAATGGCGTTAAGTTTCACCTGTCTAACCCTGATGCTTCACCATCGGCTAGTCACGAATCATGGCTTGCTCAGAAAACGGCAGAAGGCTGGAAGTACGGTACTGTTAAAAATCCCGACTTAAAAGAACACCCTTGCTTTGTTCCTTATTCTGATTTACCAACAGAACAAAAGGCAAAAGATTATCTGTTTAAACAGACGGTACATTCTTTTAAGCCGTATGTTTTTGACAAGGAAGTTTTAGCACCATTTTTGCAGACGCACTAAATAACAGGCACAAAAAAGCCCTGCTTGCACACAGGGCTTTTAAGAGAAACGCAACACACAACAGTCTGAGGTAATTATCATGCAACAAGAAGAAACACGCAAGCCCATAAGCACTACGACCCATCTACGGATTGATATTGCTGGATGCTTGCGTAACAACACGCCAAAACAATTAAAAGGAATGTTTTCCGACTCCGAAACTGGCCGCGACTTGACGGGCAAGGAAGCGCGTAACTTCTTGATTAATGAATTGTCGAAAGGTAATAAATATCTACCTGCGGGTGATTGTCCTGATTTTGACCCCATGCTTGGCTGTCCAGGGCATCCAGTTTATGAAAACTAATACTGATATAGCCGCTAAGAACTACCTCAATCATTTAATGGCCTGTACTGGATGCTTTGCCCAAAGCGGTAAGCATTGCGACACTGGTAAGGATTTGCACCTTGCCAGCAATCCAAGCCTTGACATTAAGCACGTCAAAAAACCTTCTGCCACCACACCAAACAATGATCCTAGACGCGAGCTATACAATCACCTAATGACTTGTAATGACTGTCAACCCGAACACCATGAATTTTGTGATGGTATTAAATCGGTGGCGGTACTCTATAAGTCATGGCTTGGAGAAGGCAGAACACCCATCGAGGCCGAAGAAGTAAACATCGCTTTTGTTGGGGCTGTTGTGTCGGGGCGCATTAGAAGGTTTATGCAAAGTGAAAGCACATAAATACGTTGGTCTGATAATGACGAGATATGTACTGCCTAACTATTTATTAACAGGCAACGCGAAGGCTTAAAACATGAAACTGTTGGCTGGCGCGTTGTCCTGTTGAATTACGAGTTATACACTTTTTTCGATGAATTGGAGTTAAGGCAATGATTAAATGGTTTAAGTGGTGGTTTTTTGAGGCGCGCAAATGTGAACACGACAAAGGCGAGTGGTCAAAAATTAACGCTGGAATGGGGAAAATACGGCATTGCACTAAGTGCGGAAAATGCCTAGAAATAATTTAGGCATGGTGTATAACTACCTAACTTAAGGCGTAAACACCCACAAAGATATAAACATTAACACAGGACTCAAACTTTAAGCAATAACACGATAATTGGCTGGGTGTTTATCGCGCTTGAAGTGAGAGTTAGGTTTGGAGATTGGTATGAAAATACTCAAACAAGGTAAATTACCACAAGAAAAAACTTATACAGCAACTTGTCGAGATTGCAAGACTGTTTTTGAGTTTAAGCAAAAAGAAGCAAAAATGAATTACGACCAAAGAGACGGCAACTACTTATCTGTAAATTGCCCTGTTTGTGGGAGGTTATCAACTCATGCTGTTTAGACCTAAAATTGTACAATTCAAAGATGGCACTTATGCCGTTAGATTTTTTACACTATTTGGGTATAAGTACCTTGATTTAACGACAAATATAATTCTTACGCACAATTTGAAAGACGACAATTTCAAAGACTGCAAAGGGGATTTTGCTACAGTTAGTCAAAAAATTTCTTTTTTCTACCCCAAAAAAGAAAAACACGATTGCGGAAAACCTGTAGATTTTGATTACGGTAGTAAAACCTAACTACTGAGGTTAAGCAGTGCTAACCCCACTGCTATTGAATTAACGAGGTGATGAAATGATAGAGAAAAATGCACAGTTAGAGGCTGAGTTAGCATCTGACTTGAACCAAGAGTTAGGCAGCGTTGAGTTTACGGAGTTTCCGAAAATGGCACGCCTTAGCCGCGAGATTATCGTAACTGAAAAACTTGACGGAACTAACGCGCAAGTTTTGATTACGGAAGATGGTCGAATTGTGGCAGGAAGCCGCACGCGCTGGATTACACCACAAGATGATAATTTTGGCTTTGCCGCTTGGGTTGAAGCAAACAAAGACGAATTGTTAAAACTTGGGATAGGTCGTCATTTTGGCGAATGGTGGGGTATGGGCATACAACGCAAGTATGGAATGACTGAGCGTAAGTTTTCGTTATTTAACGTGCAACGATGGGCGAAACACGGAACTGAGCCGAAACAAATACCAACAGGCGACCCGCGCATAATTAAAATGCAAGATGTTTTACCTTCTTGTTGCGACTTAGTGCCTGTCCTTTATCGTGGGGATTTTGACACCAATAAAATAAACGAGTGCTTGGATAATTTGCGCGAGTTTGGCAGTTATGCAAGCGAAGGATTTATGAAACCAGAGGGCGTTGTGGTATTTCACACGGCTGGCAATGTTGGCTTTAAAAAGACTTTAGGCGGGGATGGACATAAAAACATATTGCCTTAATTTGTTTCGTCTTTTACAATAGAAAATTGTAAAAGACGATTATGGTTAATCATGGAAAAAATATGCGCGCTATGCAGCAAACAATTCATCATTGAAGGAAGAAATACTAGGCAAACATACTGCTCTGCTAGTTGCAGAAGAAAGAGATGGCAGAGGGAAAATAAAGAGTATGGCATAAACAAAACAAGGAAGTTTCGTGAAAACAACCCGGGTTATCTTGGGCCTAAGCGGCAGGCAATGGCAGACAAGATTACATCAATCAAAGAGTCAGTTCCATGCAGGGATTGCAATCAATATTTTCCTGCATGTTGCATGGAGTTTGACCACATAAGCACGAACAAACATGCGGAAATTGGTCTAATGGTTGCCCGTGGACGAAGTTGGGATGATGTTGAGATGGAAATGCGTAAGTGTGAAATTGTATGTGCTAATTGTCACCGCATAAGAACAAGGGATAGTGGGAGCAAAGCATGGACAAGGAAATCTTTAGAAAAAGATGAGATTCCGAAGTCTGTGGCCAAAAAGCAAGCGGTCTAACGCCCCATAGTTAAGCAGTAAAGCCACGCAAAAGCAGCCCCACATTGTAGGCTGAGGCTTTATCTGCTTGAATGTTGAGTTAGAAAGACTTTTAAGCCCTAGAAAATATATTAAAAATAACTCTAAATAGTGTTGTACATAGCAGCAATATGTTGCTATTATACAGACATAGGGAAGCACAACGCAGCCCACAACATAGAGTAAAAATTATGGAAGCGCACGAAATTAGTTTTGAAAATCTTGAAAACTTGGCTGTTTTGGTTAAAAAAGCCAAGTTTGCACACTTTGTTGCAAAACAGGCTCAAGCCACAAACTGGCGTGACCAGTTTGACCATGTTGATTTTGTTTTTGCAAAATTCTTAGAAGCCCATGCGGTTGGTGATTTTAAATCGTTGTTTATGGTTTGGGATAGCGGCTTGGAATGGCTGCGCGGCAAAAGCCTTGTGGAAGGATGCCTAGAGCTTACTTATGTTAAATGATTTTGAAGTGGGCTACACGCCCACCAATCTACGCCTAGCAATTGAAAAACTAGGCGTTACACAAGCCGCCTTAGCGCGGCTTTTAGACGTTTCGCCACAGGCTGTTAGATACTGGCTAATGCCAGTTGGTAAGAAGTCTAGGCGCAATATGAGTCACGAAAAATGGCTTGAGGTAATGGCTCTGCTTGCCACGGCCAATGTCGTCTAACTACACGGTTAAGCCGTAACAACCCACAAAGATTTACGCAACTTAGAAGTTGCAAACAGACTAATAAACAACCCCATAAGCGGCTGGGTTGTTATCGGACTTAAACCGAAAGTTAGATTGGTTAAGCAATGAATTAACATTTTGTGCTTAATCAGTCGAAATAAGCCGCTTTTTTAACTTACAGGAATATGACCATGATAGACCAAATTAAATTAAGCGTACACAATGCAATTATTGAAGCTGCAAAGCTAAAAATTCACTACGAGTGCGTTAATAGCAAGTCAGAAATTGACTTGAAAAAATATGCACTTGATATTGTTGATGCAATAAAAGCGGCTGACAATCACGAATACCTGCAACAACAAGTCAATAACCCTTGATTTTTGCAACAACTGCGGCGGCAATATCATTTTTTTGTTGTACAGGGTCGGCCTGAATTGATATTGCCTTGCCACAAGTAGGGCTTTGACATGAATAGACAACACAAGAAACAGTTATTGGTGTTGCTGCCCCTATTGGTTGATATTCGGCAGGTATTTTGCTGATTTTCAATTTTTGCCATAAGAGATTACAGTGTGGGCAACGGTACGTTTCAATGCTCATATTTACTATCCTTGAGTGGTTTTTAAATGCTTATTATTACAAATGGCTTGAATCTAACTAAGTAGTTTAGCCGTAACCACTATTAACGGCTATTTGATTTACACAGGCGATTGAGTGGTTATCGCACTACAACGAGAGTTATAAACGCAGAGGTGATAGCGATGGTAAGTACAGAGTCGGTTTTGAAGCATATTGAACGTATGCGCGAGCATATTAAGCGTAATAACCAAACAGCGCGAGAGCAAGCTGCATATCACAAATGTTTTGCAGACAAGCATTTTGGCTTAGGCAATACTGAACGCGCAGAACGTCATTTAGACATAGTTGCTGCTTGGCTAAATACGATTGATGACGAGTTAGCCGAGTAGGTTATAACTATTGTTTAAGGCGTAACTACCCACGCGCCTTGATGACCTGCATTTGTGTGATTGGGTAGTTATCGCACTTGAAACTTGAGTTATACACTTTTTACGATGAATAGGAGTTAATGAGATGAATACTGTCAAAGGTAAAAAAAGAAAAGATTATGCAAAAGTTTGCAAAGAAATACGCTGTGAATATGGGATAAACTTTGTGCAATTCGTCGAACTTCATGCAAAGCTAGGGCATTCATGTGGTTCACTTGCAAAAATACTAGGCGTTAATTATCGCAGTGTCAAAAGATGGGTAGAAATGCGCGGATTAACACTGCAAAGAAACCCATGTTTTGATTTATACGAAAATTGTGATTCAACACGCGATGCAGTTAGAAAAACAGGATTGGCTAATCGTAAATTTATAGAGTTTGAAGGGGATATTATTTATTTTGCAGAACGAGAAAAAGAGCTAGGTTTGTGCAATTCGGGAATACTCAAACGTCTAAAAATGGGTTGGTCGCTTGATAAATCACTAACAACAAAGAATAGACGGCATGGTGTATAACTACCAAGCATAAGCCGTAAAGCCTCTTAACTGCCAGTGAACTTACACAGGCGGCTGGGGCTTTATCGGTTTGATGCAGAGTTAGACGCGTAGATATTTGAACGCTTTTTAGGCTTGTGATATACTTGGTTTGCCAATAATGGCACGCTAAAGAGCATAAACATGACTGAAATATCCTTAAATCTCATTGCAAATGAGTACCGCGTAGATTCCCGTCTTTTAGCCCCTGAGCTTAACCACCGCCACCGCACAATTTTAGAAAGCATCGACAAGTACAAAAGTCATTTTGAAGACATTGGCTTGCTTCCGTTTCAAACGGAGGCAAGAGCTGAAGGTCAACACGGTGGCGGTGATGTACGCTATTTCTTGCTTAATGAAGACCAGTGTTATTTTCTGCTTACACTTATGCGTAACAATGAAAAAATCGTACTGTCCAAATTGAAATTGGTTAAGGCTTTTCGTGATGCGCGTAAACAGTTGGCCGAACGCGATATTGCAAGACTTGATGGGAAACAGGTGAGACGACTAGAAACAGATGCAATAAAGCATTTAGTCGAATATGCAAAAGCAAGCGGTAGTTCACGGCCTGAAATGTATTACACCAACATCACGAAAATGACAAATAAGGCATTAGGTATTGAAGCAGGTCAACGCGCAAGCATGGATGCAAGACAGTTGCAGATATTGAAACTGGCTGAAACGATGGTAGAGATAGCGATTAGGGACGGACTGAAAGCTGAATTACATTACAAGGATATTTACCGATTGTGTAAAGATAGAGTTAGCGACGTTTTAGGACAGTTGCTACTAAAATAAGCGTCTAACTACGCAATAAGAGGAAACGCCCTCTCTGATATTGCAAACGGCAATGTTGCCAAAGATATAAAAAACTACAGTGATTAGCTGGGGCGTTTTCCTACTTAATTGCTGAGTTATACACGGAGATGGCGATGAACAAAAAAGAGCGTGATTTGCTAGAAAAGGCGTATGAAGCTGAAATTCATTCAGCAATGAATAAAAACATACCGCACTTGATGCAAACAAAATCAAAAACAGCAAAAAAGCTAGTTGATGATTTATTACTTGCTGAGAAAACGATTGTTTTTAATGGTGTGACTGTTAAGGGCTATGAATTAACTGACGCAGGTAGATTAGTTTATTGTGTTGGGTGCTAGTGTCTCTGCAATTGGCTGGGGCGTTTTCCCAGTTAAAGCGCGAGTTAGAAGCGTAGAGGTGATGACGATGGATAAGCAAGCAAAAAGACGCGAAAAAAGACGAATGGCTGTTGCAGGATTCCCGCAAGAATTTGTTTTTACTGACCCTGAAAAATTAAAAGATTATTTTGCTGGCAGCAAAATACAATGTCTTAGATGTGGAAAATATTACAGAAAGTTAGGGATTCATCTGTTGAGTATTCATGGTATGGAAGTTGACGAATACAAAGCTATTTACGGTATCCCGTGGACTAAGGGGCTTTCATGTGCCGAAACATCGGAGCTTCACGCAAATACAGCAAAGGAAAATATAAAAAATGGAGTTTGGGTTGTCAGTAAAGAGCAGGCCGCACTTGCAAGATTAAGCTTAAAAAGACAAAGGCCAAAACAGCCAATACGGGACGTGATGCGTGATAATGCGCTTCGTGAAATGAACAAGGATAAAACTGGAGAAGAAGCAGAAAGGCGGCGCAATGCGACGAAACGCGGAACACCAGAGCATAAAGAGCGAATGATGGCTAGACCGCAAATGGAAAAATCAAGAGAGATATTAAAAACATACTGGAAAGGCAAAGAGCAAACGGATGAACACGTCTTTAAAAGAACGGGATACCACAAGAAGCTCTAATTATCTAGCGTACAGACAAATATTATTTTACAATAGACTTGCCGCTACACAGAAAGTCATGAGTCTGTGGAAGTCTTTTCCCTGTGGGACGAGCGGCTTTCTTTATTTCACACAGGGCTTACATAGGGTATCAGCATGTCAAAATCGCGGCAGTTCTACACTCAATTATTGAGTATTTCAAAATCAAACTTAGTCGAAACGTCATTTTCTGAATTAGAAAAATTGACTGATAGTAGTATTTTTCATGTTTCTGCAAATATAAGCGCACTCAAAAGAATTGGAGTTATTGAGTCATTCATTAATTGCAAAGCATACAACGGAAAAGATGATCGAATTTTTATCGGGTTTGCTCTTCCTGAGATTATTGATTGTTTGTTTGATAAAGGCGATAAAAATGGAGCAAATAAAAATGGCTAGAATCCGTACTATAAAACCTGAGTTTTGGACAAGTGAATCAGTGGTGGAGTGCTCCTGTAGTGCTCGCTTGCTCCTCATTGGTATGCTGAATTTTGCAGATGACTACGGTAATTTGGTGAATTCGCCAAAACGCCTAAAAATGCAAATTTTCCCTGCCGACATCATCGACACAGCCCTATTACTTGATGAGTTAATCAAACATGGCTTGGTTATTCCGTACGTTGTTGACGGTGAAAAATACTTAAATATCAAGGGCTTTAGAAAACACCAAGTTATTAACAAGCCCTCAAAATCTAAAATACCATTACCATCATTCGACAAGAATACTGATGTAGTAGTTGAGGAGGAGTGTTTGAGTACTACCGTAGTGGTTGAGGAGGAGTGTTTGACGGAAGGGAATGGAATGGAATGGATTAATACTAATAATAATACTCGTGCGAGTTTTGAAAAAATCGAAACACAAGGCGAGTACGTTGCAAAGCCAGTTCGTGAATTATTCAACATGACTTTGGACTGGAAACCTAATCAACAAACATTTTCAGCGATAGCAATGCGAAATGGTTTGCCTGCTGAATATTCCGATGACCGTTTAGCCGGGTTCGTTAGTTACTGGCAAGCCGAACCCATTGAGCTAACTCAAGGCCAATGGGAAAACAAATTTGCCATGTACTTAAAACACCCTGTACCTGTGCCGAAAGATCCTAAGCCAAAGTCATCACCTAGAAACCAACAACCTCAGCATGATGAGTACATTCAGCCGCCGCTGTACGTGCCTAAGCCAAAAGTTGAGAACCCTGCAACACCTGAGCAGATCAAAGAAATCATGGACGAAATGCGCCGCAAAATAGCAGGAGGTGAGTAATGGAAAGTAATTTTGAAGGACAGCAAGAAGTGATCGTTATGCCTCACTCGCTTAGTCGTGAAGTCGATGTGCTTGGCTGCTTGATGAGTGATGTTGAAAATTTTGATCGTGTTAGCTCGATTTTGGGCGAAGATGATTTTTATCATCCGCAGCACCGTGTTATTTTTCGCGCTATTGAAGCAATGGCTAGTGAGCGTTTGCCAATTGACGCTATTTTGCTAATCCAGTGGATGACAAACAAGCAAATTATTGGTGATATTGGCGGTGATTCTATTATTCGCGAGATTTTTGGGGCTGCAACACCTTACAACGTGAATTTAGAGGCATACGCAAGACACATCAAATACTTCAGTGTTTGCCGTGCATTGATAACTACGTGCAATACAATTTCTAATTCGGCATATCAGCATAACGGCGCACCACTGAATGAGATTTTAGATTCTGCTGAATCGAGTATTTACGCTATCAAGGACGCAATCAATCAACGCACCGAAGGAGCAATTCCTAGACTTGCAAAGCAAATTGCCATTGAGACAGCTACAAAAATCGAATCAAGGGGTGGTGTCGGTTCAGTTACTGGATTAACAACGGGATTTCCTGTGCTTGATGAGTTGACGCTTGGATTACACCCGAAAGAATTGGTCATCGTCGGTGGCGTACCGTCGATGGGTAAGACCACATTCGCTATGAATATGGTTGAAAACGCTTTCAAGGCAGGGATTGACGGGGCAGGTGTCGTGTTCTCAATGGAAATGGGTGAAAACGCAATCATGGAGAAAATGTTTGCATCGCTTGGTCGTATCACTAGCCACAACATGAGAAAGGGCGACATGGAACAGCATCACTGGAACGGGGTAACTGTTGCCTGTGTTGAGATTGCAAAATGGAATTTATACCTAGACGAATCTAGCGGCCTAACGATTCCAGAGGTTCGCGCACGCTGTCGCCGACTTGCTAAAAAACACGGGAAACTATCTGTCATCATGGTTGATTATTTGCAACTCATGAAGCCTGCTAAAAAACATTTTAGCCGTGAACGGGAAGTCGCAGAAATATCAAACGGTCTAAAAGCCCTCGCAAAAGAGATGAACTGCACTGTTATCGCCTTGTCTCAGTTAAGCCGTGACATTGGCAAGCGTCCAAACAAACGCCCTGTAATGAGTGATTTGCGCGACAGTGGAAGCATTGAGCAAGACGCCGATTTAATCATGTTTGTTTACCGTGACGAAAAATATAACCCTGAGTCACCCGATAAGGGAATGGCCGAAATCATCATCGCGAAACAGCGAAACGGTGAGACGGGAACGGTTATGCTTAATTGCGACTTGTCGAGATCAGCTTTTAGGCACGTAGAAAACGGACGCAGACACTAACACCAAACTAACAACCAAAGACCTAAAACCTTTCAACAAATGACCGAAGAACAACAAAAAGAGCTGCGAAAGAAAAACGCGGCAGAGGCTAAAAGAATTTTGTTTGGTGATGATGATTTTATTGATGGAGTAGCAAGCCATGTTTAAACAAGATTACGATAAGTTTGAGTCCATGCTTGGCGATGTTGCTGCTATGTTTGGCAAAACAATGTCTACAACTCAAACAGCAATGTACTTTAGAGCATTATCTCAATACCCACTTGAGGCCATGCAATTAGCACTTGATGCCCATGTTTGCAGCGCAGAACGCGGGCGTTTCATGCCGCTACCTGCCGACCTTATCGCGCAACTAGAAACAGCACGGTTTGACGGTCGCCCAATGGCTGAGGAAGCGTGGTCTAACGCTATTAAATCACTTGATGAAAACGAAACTATCGTGTGGACAGAGGAAACGGCAGAGGCGTGGTACTCATGCGCTAATGAGTTAATGCTTGTTGGCGATAAATTCAATGCCAGCCGTGGTTTTATCGCTAAATATGACGATCTTGTGTTGATTGCTAGGAAACAAAATAAGCCTATTGTTTGGCAGGTGGCGCAGGGTTACGACAAAGATAAGCGTAACCAAGTAATCCGCGAAGCCTACAAAACAAAAAAAATAACGCAAGCACAAGCCATTACTTTGCTACCGCATCACAAAATCGACGGGAAACAATATGCAGCGATAAAATCCACGGTTTCGCTAATGATTGAAAAAAATGGATCGAATGCTGGTCACGCAATGCTTGAACGCTCAGAAGAACTGAAAACAGCAGCCCAAATACATCAAGACAGAATCGCAATGCTTAGAAAAGCGTTACAGGCGGAAGAAAAGCCTCGTTATGACGGCGCAAAGTCAAAACGCGATACTTTGTCTATCTTTGAAGATGCCGAGCGTTTAGGCGTGTTTACGAGCGACTCAGAGCGTAAGTTTTGGTTAAAGAAAGCAGGTAACGGCGAAAGCATGAGAGATTTACAGTTAATCATGCTTGAAAAACGACAAGAATTAAAAGAGCAGGTTACAGCATGAAAAAGAAAGTACAAAAAGCTATGACTCAACAACACATTGAGAATTGCGTAGATATAACAAGCGATGTTGCGATTTTATTGGCACAAGTCGGCATACATGAAATTGACGAACGCGCACTTGATATTGCAATTCATCAAACGATTAAAGCGCAAGACTTGTTAAATCATGCGGCTGGCTTGTTTTTTAATCGCAATCGGCAAGGACTGATAACTTTTAATCAGTTGTTGGCAACACTCTAATTTTTGAGCTTCTGAAATGATTGCACTGGAATGGATTTGCAATGGATTTGCTATGGAATTATCTTAGCTTGTATCTTTTCTTTCGTGATGATTGCAAAACACCACAAAAGATAACAAGTTAAATAACCGCCAAACGCACCAAAATCGCCAAGAAGGGCGATAAAAGTTAAAAGATGTGGATTCTATAGGCTTGCATAAAACACAAGCCTTAAACGCAAAAATTGAGATATTCAACATGACAAGATTAACAACAAACGAGGCGAGAGAACTAATCGCTAAAGACCGAAAAGAACGGGCTAAGCCAAAGCGCACGATGGAAACGGTTATTCGTGCCAGTAAACACGCCTCCAAACTGCCACCAGCCAACAAGGTGGCGGTAAATAAATTCGGCAATCAAATCTGTCATGCCGATGGTTATACATTTCAGTCAAAATTAGAGCGTGATTATTATTATGAGCTTAAAATAAAATTACGCGCTGGATTAATCCGCAATCTATTATTACAACAGTCATTTGTGATTATGGATGAGATTATTCTGTACGGTAAAAAACGGAAGGCACGCGAATATATCGCTGATTTTACTTTTTTTGAAGATGACAAAGACGGTAACAGTTGTTTTGTGGTTGTCGATACTAAAGGAAAATTAACACCTGAATACATATTAAAACGCCATGCGATGAAATTGCGGAATAATATCGAGATTCGTGAAGTTTATGCAGGAAAGACAGGAGCGCGTTAAATGAAAATTAAAGATTGGCACTGCCCAAATGACCAAATGTGTAATTTAGGGAGGCACTCTTGGAGCGTGCCTAGACTTTTTGAGTTGGCGAGAAACCTCCAAGTTATGGAAGTCCCTTTGAACCATCTAAGCCTTTACTACACATACGAAAAGCTCACATTGCGCGATGTTGTAATGCACATGAACGCTGTTAATAATGCCGATTTAGACAAGCCGATAATTTTAGACGAGGACGGCGAGTTAATGGATGGAAGGCACAGACTTATGAAGGCCATGCTACTAGGGCATGAGAAAATAAAAGCAGTAAGGTTTGATGAAAATCCAAGCCCTTGCCGCGTAAGTGATACTTGAAAATCAAAATGGTAAAGAAAAACCCTCGTAATGAGGGTTTCTTTTTAGTTGGTGGCGGCTATTAGCATTTGCCAGGTATAAGCAAAAGCTAAGGCGAACAACACGCAGCCATACAAGAATTCTTTCATTTTGCAGCATTCCTAAGTAAGTATTTAATCGCTTGAGTATTGCCACCATGAACCGCAGCAAGAGCATTTAAAGAGGCCAAAATATCAGCCTCAGTAGCAGGGTTAATTGCTAAAGGAACATGCACCACTTTCTTAGCGTAACGCGATTGTTTGGATTCAGCTTTCATAAATCACCTTTAGAGAAACCACCCTCCCCCTTTGGGTGAAGGTGGGGGATGTTTAAGTAATTGAATAGCCAGCAACGCGCCAATCCAGTTCATCAAGATCATATTCTTTAACGTCTTGTTCTGTTTGATAGTAGTGAGCAGTCAGTAGCACCTCATCACCATCTTCATTTTTCGCGTATGTATGAGCAGTGAATTCAACCGTGCCATCGCCCATAACGCGATTAGAAAAATCAACACTCGCATTATCAGTCATATCAACAGAAAAACAACCAACCACGATAGCCGCTTGGCAGCGAGTCAAAAGTCCGCGAGCATTGAAGTCAAAAATGTTGCTTACTTTGTCGCAAGCATTTTTAATATCATCCTCATCGGTTGATCCGCCCAATAGAGCATTAACCGACTTATTCATTAATGCCATGTATTCATTTGTGAAGCCTGTCGTATTATCTTGAGTAAAGTATTGCATGATTACACCCCCTTAAAAGCATTGCGGTTAATGATCCAGCTATTGCGATAAGCAGTCTCTTTAGTGCCAATTACGCCATTGATAAAACCCGTAGCATTAAATAAATGCAATACTGTCTGAGTATGACCACCGCGACCAATCACACCAACCACCACTAAAATGTTTTTTAACTCAGGATTTTCGTTGAACAAAGAAACCGCTTTTTTGTTCACACTTGCGCGAATTGAATGCAACTTTGCTTTGTGATAATTCCAGCATGAACTATCTGCTAAGAATTTTACGCCAATTGGCAACGACTCAATTACCTGTTCTTTTATTGATGTTTTCATCATATTTACCTTCGGTTAGCCGCTGGATTGCGACAAGATAATCATAGAGTAAAATACGTTACTGGTAAAATACTTTACCAAATAACCCGACGAACGGTAAGCTAATGTTCGTTTGCTAACACTCGCTATGTGCGCTATATTTTGCAAATGTTCGGTAGCCCACAATAACGAGATGACCACCATGACTATCGCTATACGAAATTGCCCCGTTAAACTACCCCTAACACTGCTAAAACCATTCATTAAAAATATTTCATTCATTGCCGTCCACTGTTCCGCAACACCGACGTCAATGGCCAATATTGGCGTTATTGAAATTGATAAAATGCACAGGCAGCGTAGTTTTGCGTGCATTGGTTATCACTATGTCATTAAACGAGACGGCACAATTGAGCGCGGCAGGCCAATTAATACTATCGGCGCACACATCGAAGGGTATAACTCTGTAAGTCTTGGTATATGTCTTATTGGTGGCATAGACGACAAAGGCAGACCTGTTAATAATTACACTCCCGAACAATTCGCAGCACTAAAAGAATTAATCCTCACGCTTCAACAGACCCGGCCATTCGCTTTAGTGCTTGGCCATCGTGATTTTTCACCCGATAAAAACCATGATGGTATTATCAGCCCAAACGAATATGTGAAGGCGTGTCCGTGCTTCGACGTGCGTCAGTGGATGATAAAAAACCATATCCCCGTACAGGAGCAAAAGAAGCCATGAAGAAATCCCCACTCAGTAAGGCTATTCGCTGGATTAAAAACCGATTAGCAGAGCCGACGACAAAAACAGGCGTAGGTTTAGCATTAACACTGGCATCAACAGCATTGCCGCAATATGCCATTCCGCTAAATTTAATATCATTGGTGCTTGTTGGGCATTTAATCGTCGCTAAAGATGCAGGTTCACCCGATGCAAACCCTAAATAAGAAAAAGAATAAGGATTCGATCATGCCTGAAAAAAATCCCGAAAATTGGGTGGCGGTAACTTTTTTGCTTAAATGGATTGCCGATAACTCACAATTGCTTGCCGCGGTTGCCTTGTCGTTTGTGATAGCAGTATTTAGAACGATAAAAAAAGAAGGTAAGGTCGATTTAATTGAAGCAGGTCTTTGTGGCATGTTGACGCTTTCGTCATACTCTTTAGTTGAGTATTTAGGCTTTCCTTTGAAAATATCTATTTTTGTCGGCGGCATGATTGCGTGGCTTGGTACAGCTTGGTGCAAAAAGTATGTTAAAGCTATGTTGTTATGGGCATTAACAAAAGCTGGATTGATGAAAGAGCGAGATTTTTAATGGCAGGTAAGGCGAAAACCGCAGGTGGACTTACGCCGAACATGGAAGTGTTCGCGGTCGGTCTTGCTAGTGGTTTAAGTCAGGCAGAAGCGTATCGGAAAGCATATCCTAGCTCGCTAAAATGGCCTGATAAAACAGTATGGTCAAAGGCTTCTGAGTTAGCAGCAAATGGAAAGGTTTCGGGAAGGGTAAAAGAGTTATTAGAAAAAGCGTGCGAAGAAAATGAGATCACTGTTGTTAAGGTTCTCAAGCGTTATTGGGACATTGCCACGGCAGACCCAAACGAATTAACGCAATATCGGCGCGAGAATTGTCGATATTGCTATGGCATAAACCACCAATATCAATGGAAAGATGCAGCCGAGTTTTTTGAAGCAGAAGAACAGCGCAATAAAGAGATTGATGAAGCTGAAGAAGCCAACAGCCATAAGCGCGGCAAATCAAAGCACATACAAGTACCGCCACCGCTTGAAAACTTAGGCGGCTATGGCTTTGATCCACTCCTAAGCCCACATGCCAAGTGTCATAAATGCAATGGCGAAGGCGAAACAAGAGTATTCTTTAACGACACGCGCCACCTTAAAGGCGGTGCTCGATTGCTTTATGCAGGCGTAGAGATTGGCAAAGATGGTTTAAAGATTAAAATGCACGATCAAAAAGCGCATCTTGATAAAGTTGCGGCTTATTTGAACATGGATAAAAAGGTCTTAGGTGGCGACAAAGAGAACCCACTCATGCCAACCCCCGCAGCAGTCACGCGCATTGTGATTGTGCCAGCTAAAGAAACAGCAATCGTGGAGCAACGTCCAATGGATGATGAGCAAGAGGAGGACGAAGAATAATGGCTGATTGGTCTGCCGCCGCCGTTAAATTAGACCCTGATTTCATTCCACCAGTACGAACACTAAAAGCGAGTTGTTCCGCACGCACGCCTATCGCTTTAGCAGTCAATGACGAAACACTGTGGGAACCCACGGCAAGACAGTCTGTTTTTTTGGCATGCGATGATTTTGAAGTCTTATACGGTGGCGCGGCAGGTGGTGGTAAATCAGACGCACTACTCATTGATGCCTTATGCCTGCAACACAATGCCCCTAATAATCACAATCACCGCGCAATCCTATTTAGACGATCATTCCCTGAGTTACGCGACCTGATCAACCGTTCGCTTGAGCTATATCCACTCATTGTTGATGGTGCAAAGTACAACAAAACCGAAAAGATATGGACATTCCCAAGTGGCGCAACTGTTGAATTTGGTTATCTACAGAACGATGATGACAGATTGCAGTACCGTGGCCGCGCATGGAATTACATGGGCTTTGATGAGTTGACCCTATGGGCAACCAATGTCTGTTATCTATATCTATTCTCTCGCTGTCGATCCGCTGATAAAACATTACCGAGATACATTCGCGCCACCACCAACCCCGATGGCCCTGGTCAAAAATGGGTGATGGAGCGTTGGGGCATTGAGAAAAGCGGAAAAGAAACTAATATCCCAGTTGATATTGTTGATGAAGATGTTCGACTAATAACAACCATTCGCCGCCGATTCATCCCTGCAAAACTTAGCGACAACATTCACTTAGCAGGCACAGGGTACCGCGAAGCATTACTGCAAATGCCCCCCGATGAACGTGATTCATTGCTCAAAGGATTATGGAATGGCAACAAGGTTAAGGGAGCGTACTACGTCAACGAAATGCAGAAGCTACGCGCAGAAGGCCGCATTCGCTCAGTCCCGTACACACCAGGCATACCAGTACAAACCTATTGGGACTTGGGAATGAATGACACCACTGCAATATGGTTCATGCAGTATGTGGCGGGTGAATCCCGTTTTATTCATGCGTATGAGAATAGCGGGGAATCTTTAGAACATTACGCACAGTATTTACAAAAGAAAAATTGGGTATATGGTGTCCATCACTTGCCGCATGATGCAGCCAACAGAAGCCTACAGACGGGTATATCTAGCGAGCAGCTAATGCGTCAGTTATTGCCTGGTCATCGTTTCGTCATAGTCCCACGCATTGAAGCTGTTATCACAGGAATTAATCAAACCCGTATGGCACTATCTGCAAACATTTATATTGATGAGGTGGGTTGTGCCGATGGCATAGCCGCACTAGACAGCTATCAGAAGAAATACAACTCAGCCGCCGATGTTTATACCGACATCCCCTTGCATAACCGTTATAGCAACTATGCGGACGCTATCAGGCAGTGGGGGCAGTATGGGCATCGGGCCGTCACTAAAAGGCCGCAAAGCAGCGGCAGAGACTCATGGAAAACACTATGACAGCACCACTAATCATCCCCGAATATCAATCCAATGGCCAAGTCACTTTTGGCGAGCAAGGCTTTGAGCAAACATTACGCTATGGCTTAGAGATGTTTGTGCATAATATGCCGTGCCAAGACGATCAAGGCCGACCACTGCACTACGATTACCCTCACATGATTTTTGGGCGAGTGGATGAAAACGGTAAGCGCGGCAACCTATCAGGGTTTAGCCTCAATTCTGCCAGCGTGCTCAACGTCACCACAGGATTCAAAGTAGGCGAGCATCGTATGCAGCCGATTGAATTCCTTGCTCAGTGTATTGGCTATGACTTATGGCCTAATGGCGCAATCAAAGAGCACGTTTTCTATATTGCAGACGTGATCTCAAAATACTTAACAGACGTGTTTCACACCAAGCCCGAAAGAATGAGTGATGAAGCTAAGAAAATTCACAATATGCTTGACCGTTCAGGCTTACAAATCATTGCCGATGGCAAGGTGGTATTAGATGCGCGATAACAACCTTGCTGTACTTGATACCAGCAATCCGACAACCGTAGCAGAACAAGAGCATTTAAACTGGCTTGAGGGTTGCTTTAATCGTGAGCTTTCATTGCGCCGCTACAAGATGCGCGAATCCTCAATCGACGAAGCCTACTACGATAACGAGCAATGGTCAGAAGATGACAAACTGGTACTGGAAGAACGAGGCCAAGCACCTTTAGTCTTTAACGAAACACGCGGCGCAGTGGATTGGATTTTGGGTAGTGCTATCCGTGGGCGTACTGATTGGAAGGTTTACGGACGTGGCGTAGAAGATGCAGACCATGCCGACATTAAGAACAAGCTGATTAAGTACATATCGGACATTAATCGCGCAGGGTGGCAGCGTAGTGCGGCATTTGCCGAATGTGTGAAGTCAGGCGAAGGATGGACAGAGGTTTGCATAGAGGCCGATGACTTTGGCAAAAACCAAATCGTTTTTCGTCAGGAGTCATGGCGCAACATCATGCTTGATAGCTCAAGCAAACGATTGGACATGAGCGATGCGCGTTATGTTATCCGTAGTCGTATTATTGATATTGAGGATGCAGTTGTCCTATGGCCACAACATGAGGTCATGCTACGGTCATTAGCACGCGAACGCACGGTCTTAGAGTTAGAGGTTCGCTCAGAGCTTGAAGGGCTAGGCTCAGGTAGCAGTTACGAAAGCGAGCAGGGCTTTATGTCAGCCAATGCCGCGATGATGATTGGTAGTCGCCCTGCTATCCGTCTTATTGAGGTTTGGTATCGCAAACATACGCGCGTTAATGTGTTGCATAGCCCACACCCACAGATTGACGGCCTCACATACGACGAGAACGACGAACAGCACAAGCAATGGTTACAGCATGGCTATGCTACAAAAGCCAATGTTCGCCAACGTCAGGTACGTTTATCCGTGTTTACCGCTGGATTCATGTTGTCGGACGCTAAAAGCCCATATAAACACAACCGTTTTCCCTTTGTTCGTCGTGTTGCTTACATTAACGCAGCAACAGGTCAAACGTATGGCGTTATTCGTTGTGTCCGTGATATTCAGGATGACTTGAACAAACGCCGAAGCAAGGCACAGCTATTACTCAGTACGCGCCGAGCCATAGTCGAAGATGGTGGTGTGGAGGATATGGACGAATTTGCCGAGCAGATGGCAAAACCAAATGGCATATTGCGCGTTACCAGCATTAACAAGATTAAGCTGGAAGAACAGGCGGTCTTAGCCGAGTCCCATGTGCGTATGGCCGAACAGAATAGCGCGTACATACGGCAGATTAGCGGCGTAACAGGTGAAAACTTGGGTATGCAGACAAACGCTACGTCAGGCGTGGCGATTGATGCGCGATCCGAACAAGGCACGATCATCACCACTCCACTCATGGACAATAACCGCTTGGCGCATCAACTAGAAGGCGAGCTATTGTTATCGGTGATTGAGCAGTTCATGGATGAGCCGATGCAATTCCGTGTACTTGGCCCTACAGGTGACCCTGACTTTATCAAGATTAACGATGGCACAGCGAAGGGCGACATTACCGCATCTCAATGTGACTTTGTTGTGGACGAGGAAAACTACCGCGTTAGCCAAAAATCAGCGATGGCCGAACAGTTTAGTAAAATTGCCCAAGTGTTTGCCCAAGCAGGCCAGTCACAGGTGGCTGCCGCGTTTATGGTGGCGGCACTTAATCTGCAAGATATTCCAAACCACCAGCGGATTATGCAGCAGGTCTACCAAATGACAGGTTTGCCTGATCCGAACGAATCGAAAGAAGATAAGGCGGCACGCGAACAGGCACAGGCACAGGAAGCACAAGCACAGGCCGAGTTAGCCAATCGTAAGGCTCAGGCCGATGTTGCCCTGATTGAGTCAAAAGTTGCAGATATGGCCGCGACAACAGGGCTAAAAGAGAATCAGGACATTCAACAGAAGCTAATTGCGCTAAAAACTGCTATGGAAGCCAGTGGGTTATTGCTACAACAACCACAATTGGGCATACTCACAGATGACTTACTTAAAAACATAACAGGCATCATTGCCGCCGAAGAACCAGCAAAGCCTGTTAGCGTCAATCCCGTTACACAAAACCCGAACCAAGCGACACCTAACCTGCCCGAACCCACGGCGGGAACACAATCGCTTGCTCCACCTGTTGAGGCTTAAAACATGGGCGTGAATATAGAATCCTTAGATACTCCTCCAACACCTGAAGAACAGGCATGGCTTGATAGCTTGTCAGAGGAAGAAAAAGAGATCCCAGTCATTGAAGCCAGCGATGACGAAGTATCAACCGTAGCAGAAGATATTGCTGGCAATGTGTTTCTTGAAGCAGAAGATGAACACGTTGAAGCCGAAGATGACGAAGCAGCCACCGAAAAAACAGAAGAACAGTTAGCAGCAGAAGCCGCCAAAACTGTTGAAGATGCACCAGGCGACGACAGCAAATTACAAAACCTTGAAGCATTAAGCGACGAGTTGATTTTGGTTAATGCCGCGTTAGAAGATGCGGCGGCAAAGGTTGATGAGGCCAGCGATGACCTAACCGCCAAAATGACCGCGCTAGAAGAATTAGCAGAAGCCCTTGATGATGGTCTTATTGGTGATGGTAAGTACAACCTTGAAAAAGTTAAGCTAGAAGCAGAAATCGCCAAGCTAACCGCCACCGTTGACAAAGCCGCAGCAATTAAAGCTGAAAATGAGGCGAAAGCAGCAGACCTTAGTAAACAGGTTGAAGCCGCCGAGCAGCAGCAAGAGCAAGTAATTGCCAAGCTGCAAAAAGAATGGGTTGATGATACTGCCACCTTTTTAGCATTACCTGAAAACGCTATTTTTGCTCAAGACCCCGAAGCTGAAAAAGCTATTGCCGATATGGTTGGTGTTATTCATAAACGAGCAGTGGCAAAAGGCATCACATTAAGCAATAACGAAGTTTTAGCACAGGCGCGTGCGGCGGCAAAGGTTATTTACCCTGCTATTCCTGATTCAACCAACAAACCTGTTGTTAAAAAAGAAGGTGTTCAGGTTAAGCCAAAACATAAACCTGAGCCACCTATCACGCTTGGCGGAGTTGAAAAGGCCGTCGATAATGATACAAGCGGCAAAGACCCATTGGAGCGCATTGACCGCGCACCACGAGAGGTTCGTCAAAAAGCCTATCGTGATATGAGTCCAAGAGAAAAAGAAATTTATCTAGGATTTGCTTAATGCGGAAAATCTATCTCAACGCTAAAGTCGGTGATACGCTACAGATAGATGGACACACGGTAACTGTCATTGCTAATCCCAAGCGTCATGTTAGATTGATGTTTGAGACAGACGCTCATGTAGCTATCGTGAAAAAAGAAAATGCCGACGAAAGCAGGGCGCATAAGTGCCATTCATTAACAAACACTGAGGTGTAAATTATGAGTGCCACCAATATCCCCTTTGGCAGTCCTCTTGCAGTAAAACGATTCTCGACGATGTTGTTTGAAGAAATGCCTGCTATGTCTTATTGGCATACGGCGTTTATGGCAAACGAAACGGCGATGGCTCAATCCCCCGTGCAAATTACCGACGACTTGAAAAAGTCCGCTGGTGATACTGTGCAAGTTACCTTGCGTATGAACCTGATTGGTGATGGTGTTTACGGCGATGATTGGCTAGAAGGCAATCAGAAGCGTTTAAGCTACTACACTGATAATGTCATCATCAATCGTGTCCGTTGCCCGACAGACGCAGGCGGAAAAATGTCCGCACAGCGTACCGTGCAGAATATGCGTAAAGATGCAAAAGAGCTTGTTACCCAATGGTGTGCCGACTACTTAGATGAAAATTTCTTCTTCTACTTGGCTGGTGCTCGCGGCGTAAACACTGCCTGTATCCTTTCCACTGGTTACACTGGTATTCAGGATACACAAGGCTTTGTCGCTCCTGATTCGTCCCACCAGTTCTACACAACCAATGCCATACTCAATGCCGCAAGTTTGACTTCTGACGACAAAATGACCTTGCAGGTTATTGAGCGTGCAGCAGCCATCACCGCAACATTGGGAGGCGGTCAAACTGGCGTTCCTCCTGTACGTCCTATCAAGCAGGGTGGTAAGGATTACTACGTTTTCTTGATGCACACCAACCAGCAATACGATTTACGCCAACAAGTTGGCAGTAACTCATGGTGGGAAATGGAAAAGGCATTAACCACGTCCGTTGGTAAAGAATCCGAGCTATTCAAAGGTGGCTTAGGTATGGTCAATAACATGGCCCTACACGTCCACAAAAAAGTTGTTCGCTTCAACAATGCCGGGGCAGGCGGAAACGTCGAAACAGCGCGTGCTTCTGTCATGGGTGCTCAATCCTTGATTGCTGCGTTTGCTGGCTCAGGCGTAGGTAAAGACCGCTATAGTTGGGTTGAAACCTTTGGCGATTTGGATAATAGCCGCGCGATTGTGACAGCGGACATGATGCTTGGTATTAAGCGTCCGAAGTTCAATAGTAAGGATGTTGGTTCTATTCACTTTGACACCGCCGCTGTTGACGCTTAATCGCGTAACAGGCATGGGCTAGGCCAGCAATGGCCTAGCTTATTAACAAAGCTCTTGGAGTAAATTTATCATGGCTAGTAAAACCGTTAGTCACGCCCGTTACGCAGAAGATGTAATCGTCCCCGATCCGTTTGGTGGCGCAGGTGATGTTAATGAAGTTGTTTTATCGTACACACCAACCGCTACCATCACGTTAGCTCAGAATAATACCTTAACGTATTATCTTGGCCGACTACCCCCAAATATGCGTATCACCGATATGCGTTTAATTAGTGATGCGATGGGCACAGGTGTTAATGCTGTTGCTGGTATTTTGGAAGATCGTGCTACGGCATGGGCTACTCAAACTACTACGCCAACCGTTGAAACCGCTTTCATTTCGTCCTCATCCGTTGCTACCGCCACCGCCGCCTTGCGTGCCAACACGTCCGCAGGTGCGCGTCTTGCAGTTGATGAAACAAACGATAGTGCGATTGGTGTGCAGTTGACTGCTACTGATGCAGGTGGCGCGTCGATTACTACGTCATTACGCATTGACTTAGTAGTACGTTACGCAATGAAAAACGCAGGCGATTAATTGCTTGTCATCACCACTCAACAAGGACGTTGAGTAACCTAAACGGCATAATAACCGTGCGCCGTTTTAATCCTTAGAGATTATCGACTATGAAAATCCGCTGCAAAAACCAAACACGCCCTAAAAATACTGTTGTCCCTTTTGGTCATAAAGGCAAGCCTGGTTACGTTGAATATGAATTCAAGCCAATTGACCCAAAATTACACCGTGAAGATTTAAACAATCCGCATATTTGCGATGTTCTTATCCCTGCACATATCAACTCCTTGCTGGCTGTCCCTGATACATACGCGGAATACGCCGAAGGTTCGGCCATTGAAGATGATGACATTCAAAGCGGAGACTCGAAAGAAGTCGGCGGCCTTGAAAATGAATTTGATAACTTAACGGCATGGGATGCTGAAAAAATGAATGAAGATGATCTTCATCGTTTTGCCGTAAAAGTCATGCAGGTTCACCCGAAGCAAAAAGCAGGCATTATTGCGTGCATGAAAACCGCTTTAGGCATTAAAAAAGTTAATGAAGCTGATACTTGTCAGGCATTGTTGCGTCAATCCGCTGCGAAGATGATTGGCCAAGCAAAGACATTGGCAAAAGAAGCCGAAGCACGCGACAAAGCGGAAAAGGCAGAAGCTAAACGCATTAAAGAAGCCGACGAAAAAGCAGTTGCCGAAGCACGCGCAGCAGAATTAGCCGCACTTGAAGCAGCCAAGCAAAAATAAGCAAAGGTGAATAGCAATGGCAACTTGTGCCGCATTAATTGATCTCGTTCGTGAAGTCACTTTAAAAGACCCAAGTGCAATTACTTGGACCGCCAGTGATTTAGTGCGCGTATTCAATGATGCGGTACAAGCCCTAGCTACTTATCGACCCGATGCTTTCCTTTACACTGGCCCTGTTGCATTGACAGAAGGAACGTACCAAACCGCACCAGCGGACTGTTTGCGTATTGTGGCTATCTCTCGCAACCGTGGAGCAGCAGGTATAGGTGCTGGACGTGCAATCCGTTTGGCAGATATGGACATTAAAGACGCTATCAATCCAAATTGGCACACCGCCACCGCACGATCACCCGTTGAAGAATATTTTTATAATCCATTACGACCTAAAGAATTCTTTGTTTCGCCTCCTGCACCATTAACACCAGCGGGATACGTTGAAGCAACCTATGTAAAAACACCGACAGAAATCGCAGCCAAGACAGACACTATGCCCGTCGATATATCGTACTCGCCAGCATTGCAGGAATGGATGCTCTATAAACTATTTGGTGGCGATAACCCTGAATCGGGTACATACACCGAAGCTAAGGACCATCAAGCAACATTCTTTAAACTGCTACAGATTAAATCATCGGCAGATGTTGGTGTATCTGCTAAACCGAAGGGAGCGCAATAATGGCCTCATCATTATATAGTGTGTGGCTACCTAGTATTTTAGTGGACGTTCCGACCTGTTCAATAGATATGGTTAATGAATCTGTCCGTGACGTAGTGATTGATTTTTGCAAACGAACTAAGGTTCTACGTGTTGATGCTGATCCGTTTTATACCGTCATTGGCGATTCTAGCTACACCCTAACGCCACCCACCGACACACAGATTATTGATGTGTTGACGCTAAAATATAATGACAGCGTGATGATAAAACCGCAGTTACGCGAAGAATTAGACCGAAGAAGCCCAAACTGGCAAACACTAGAAGGCACGCCTAATAGTTTTTTATCTACTCGCCCAGGTGAGATTGTCTTTGATCGTATCCCTCAAGAGGTTGTTGTCGTAAGGCCATTCGTAGCGGTTAAGCCATCGCAAACATCGCAAGGTGTTGATGAATTTATCTTTGAAGAATTTAAAAAAGATATTAAGCACGGCGTATTAGCCTTTTTATTTTCTCAGCCTAATAAAGCCTATAGCAATCCAGCATTGGCCGCGTATCACGAATCGGCTTTCGAGCGTAGCATTATGTCAGCAACAAGAAAGTCGCAGGCAGGCTACAACAGTAAAAAACAATTCCAATGTCGGGCTTATACATTTTAGGAGCAGTTATGTCTCTCTTTACGCTTACTGTTTCTTTATCAGCACTTGGCTTACCAGTTGTCGCAAACAATGTTGCCGTTATTGCTAAAAAACGAATATTAGCGACAGACGCATTCCCGCCAATAAGCAATTTATACGAAGTTAAAAGCCTAACCAATATTAGCGGCATTGCTACAGCTTCATTAGACCCCGATGATGCAACTGTCTATCATGAGATAAAAATATACGACCTGCTTGGTGTGATGATTTATTCAAAAGTGTTTACCATGCCTCCGCAGGCAGTAGCACTTACCGCATTGCCTGTTCCAGATATTATTACTGAATCGGCAGCAGCAGCAGTTTCCGCCGCTATTACAGCAACGGAGCAAGCGGTTATCTCTACCGAAAAAGCAGTTACAGCTACAAATCAGGCTGTTATTGCAACAAATGAAGCGGTTTTAACCGCAGCATACCGTGTACAAACAGGTCTTGACGTAGTAGCAACAGCCGCAGATAGAGTACAAACAGGATTAGACAGAGTACAAACAACGGCAGATGCAGCAACAACAATAGCAGCGCGTGATGCCTCGTTATTATCATCGGGACTATGGCCAACAGCAGCAGCAGGTATTGGTAACGGCGTAGCAGGTACTAGCGGATTAGTCGCAGGTTCAGGCGGTACTAACGGTACGTTTGCACTAGCGTTCAGTGGTGGCACTCAAGTCCTTGCCCCAGTTGGTTATTTTGTTGTTTCAGGTGGAGTAGTAACACAAGTTGTCATAACGTACAAAGGCTATTACAGTGCAGGTACGCCAACAATTAGCTTTGCGGAAAGTAGTGGATTAACAGGCGCAAGTGTTACAGCAGTCATGGCCGTTAATACTCCGCTTAATCAATATTTTACTGTTCCATCAAGTCCAGATTCATTAATTCTATACAAAGTAACAACAGGGCCAGCAGCTACGGAACAAACGCGCTACCCAAGTTCTACGGCAATTAACAATCTAAAAACATTTGCGGGTAAATATAACGGATGGCCTGATCCATTTTTTAGAAAGTTTGACCTAACGAGCAAGACATTTTTAGGCAAAGACCGCTGGTGGTCTAGTGCGTCAGCGTTTACAAGCGTGAGTCGTGTAGCAAATACCGTGTTTAATGGTTATGCAATTAGACGTGCAGCAGATGCGAGTACGACACCACTGAATGGTCCCGTCATCTATCTCAATGACATTGGTGTTACAACAGGCGACACAATCACAGTCTATACGCTAATTACTGGCACCAGTGGAACGATCAATTGCCCTGGTAGATTCGACAATGGCACAGACAGCGGTTGGGTCGGCTCTCAATTTACGCCAGTTAATGCCACGGGAGGCGGCACATTAACTGCCCCGTCATCTACGCCGCAATGGTTGCGTCACTCTGTCACTGTACCTGCGGGTGCAACACGCTTTGTCATCTATCCGTACACTACGACACCAAGCGTAACTTTTGACATAGTAGCCTTTTGGGGCGGGAAAGGTGCAGTAGCAGATATTCCTGATTGGCCGACTCAGCAAGACGAGTTTTATTATCGTCTGCGTGACATCGACTTAACATCTCAGACAACAATCAACACTCAGCAAACAGCCGAGCTTGACTATATGATGACGAGCTATGGCGTGGTCACAGCAGCGACAACAGCGACTAATTTAGCGGTTACAGGCGCATCAACTGATGCAACGTATAGCAATCCATTTACAGGATGGGGCGAACGATTTACGCCTGCCTCTATTAGTTTTAACGCGATTAAAATTAAATATCTTGGTCGCAATGTTGCTAACACCACAAAAAAATGGCGCACGATTAATGTAGTAATCCGCACAGGTACTAACAGTCATTTAACTGGCTCAGCCGTTGTTGCAGTTGGCAGCATTACAGTTAACCCTGATGCAGCAACATTGTCTGATTTGACGATACTGCTAAAAGATCAGTCCACTGGTGCAGTTAAAACACTCACTAATGCTGATTTTAGCGGCAGCGAGTATTTTATCGGTATCTATGCGATTGCATCGGATGGCGCAGCGGCGGGGATGTCGTTTCCATCTGCTACACAATCAAATACGTTGAGCCAGTCGTACTACATCACCACAGCCAATGCCGTGACAGGTACTTGGTCAACAAACAGTGGAAATAACAGAGTTGGCGTAGATCATTTATTGCTTGGCACACCAGTTGAGAGTACGGCATATACACCTACTCCCGCCATGCTTGCACAGTTAGCGGCTAATCTTCCGCTGTCTGCCCCTACATTAGTAGTGCCGCCTAAAATCTATTTATTACAAGGTCGTGAACGATCAGTATATTTCGATAATGTTATTTTAGATGATGCGGCTACATACGCATGGGATGTATCAGGAGCGACAACAGGTAGTCAGCAAAACGAACGCTACGCGACAAATCCAACAGGCGCAGTAACATCACACACGGCAACATTATCAGTCAGCGACAAACGATCAGGGACTGCTTTGGCATCGGCATCTATGACAGTTGTTGGTGTTGCATCAAGTGCAAATAGCGGCGTGACGAAAGCGTGTTTATTCATTGGTGACTCGCTAACTCAAGACGGAGCAATGACTCAAACCATTCTTGATATTGCCGCTACTGATGTAATGGGTATTAGTCTAATCGGCACGCTAGGCACTGGTAGCAACAAACACGAAGGGCGCGGCGGCTGGAAAGTATCGGACTATGCAACCGTAGGTAGGACGTTTTATTTGTTTAATGTGTCGGGGGTAACTACAGTACCTCAAATCAACTCTACTGAGTACACAAACAATAGCTCAACATTCCGCGTGCAAGAAGTAGCTATTACGGCAGGCTCAGGAACAATTACATGCGAACGTACAACAGGCACTAATGCGCCAAGTGCGTCAGGCACGTTGACTAAATCAAACGGCGGTATTGGTGACTCAACGATTTCATTTAGTGCTAGTTCATCTGTGTCAGGTAACCCGTTTTGGATTAGCAGTGCAGTCAATTTCCCCCAATATCTAATTAACAACAGCCTATCGACCCCTGATACCGTTTTTATCATGCTCGGCATTAATGACGTGTTTTCAGCATCGACAGATGAAGCGGCATTATTGATTATTGATGCAGAGTTGTTACTACTCGATACGCTAATCACGAGCATTAAAGCAACAAACGGCACTATTAAAGTCGTTTTAATTCCGCCAACGCCACCGTCTTATTATCAAGATTCGTTTGGAACATCATATGGAGTAGGACAAACACGTTGGAGATTTAAGCGCAATATTTTACTTTGGGCAAAACAACTCTATGCAAAATATGTCGGTCTTGAAGCAAGTAGGGTTTATATTTGTGCGGCTAATACGAACTTAGACACTGTTAACAATATGCAGACTGCGACAGTTGCAGCAGTTAACAGTAGATCATCAATTACTGTTGCCCGTCAGAATAACGGGGTTCATCCTGCGTTGAGCGGATACCAGCAATTAGCCGATGCAGTTTGGTGTTTTTTGAAAAACAACTAATTAAGCAGATATTAATTATGCGTATAAAACTAGCAACACCGCTATTAGGCGAGTTTCCACGTTACGCAGACGTGAAGCTCCCCGACAATGCAGCAGTCACCGCGCAAAATATGCGGCTGGATAGTGGCGTGCTAAAGCCATTAAACGGCTATACAAAAGGCGCAACACTGGCACTAACAGGTCACAACATTAACTCTATCCACTTGTGGAAGGTAGGCGGTAGTGCTTATTGGTTGCGTTTTGCTGACACGGTTAATGTCATTCGTTCGCCTATTGCTGACGATAGTTATAGCCGTATTTATTGGAGTGGCGATAGTCGTATGGGCGGTTCGCTTCTGTATTCTTATACTCCAGCAGTCTATACAGGAGGCGGAAGCGAATACCCGATAAACTATTACAAGCTAGGTATTCCAGCCCCGACAAATAAGCTAACAACCATATTAGCATCAGCAGCGCCTACGGATGATGTGAGTGCGTCAGCACGATTTTACACCTATACCTATGTCGGAAAATTGGGCGAAGAATCCGCACCCTACGCGCCTCTAATCAATGACCCATCACCACCCGTTGCGCTTATTTGTCCAAATGCAGGGGCAACCGTTCATATTAACGGCATTGTTTTTGATGTATCAGCCGATACAGGCAGGGAAATAGAATCGGTACGCTTATACAGAACGATTGTAGACTCAGCAGGTAATTCTGATTATCTGTTTTTAGATGAGATTACTAAGGTTGACATCTTGGGAAGCATTGGCAAGTACGCTAGTGGAAGATACGTTGATTCTATTGCTGATGATGGACTTTCTGAATCATTGCCTACGACAATATGGGATGAGCCAAGAGACGGAATGTATAGCTTAGGCTTGACGGCCTATGGCGTAGCTTATGCAGCCAAAGGCAAAATCGTCTGTCTATCGGAAGTATTTGTCCCTTACGCATGGCCGCGCAATTACGAGTTAACATGTGATAATGATATTGTGGCTATTGGCCATTACGATAGTTACCTCATTGTGGGTACGACTGGTAGACCAGTGATGATAACTGGCATTGACCCGCAGAACATGAGCCAAGCAGAACTACCCATCATCGAGGCATGTGTATCTGCACGTTCAATGGTAAACATGGGGGCATACGCGATATACGCATCACCTAATGGCTTAGTCATGGCTTCTGGTGGCAATGCTCAACTCATCACTGAGGGCGTGATTACATGTAGAGAGTGGGAAAACTATACCCCATCAAGCATTCATGCGTATGAGAATAGCGGACTGTATGTGTTTTTTTGGTACACAGATAGCACTCACAAAGGTGGGTTTGTCTTTAATCCACGCGCACCAAGCGAAGGGTTTATCAGTCTTAGCTCATGGTTTGTTTCAGGTTATCGGGACATTATTACTGATACGCTATGGCTAATTGATAGCAACAAGGTATTGTTCTCATTTGATACCGACACTACCAATAAATTGACAATGAAGTTTAAGAGCAAACTATTTTCATTTGCTCAATTTAGGCATTTCTTGGCCGCGCAGGTACTAGCTAAATCATATACAGGCATGACATTAAAAATATATGCCAATAATACGCTTGTACATACGCAAACCGTAACTAGCAGAACGGCATTTAGATTACCGCTAGTGCCTAATGCAGAATTTTGGCAATTGGAACTATCCACAACAGATGAAGTGCGCGAGATTTCTATTGCTGAAACTATGCGCGAATTAGGCAACGAACAATAGGGCGTAACCAACATGGCTAATAATCTAAAACTTTCAAATACAGCAGTAAATGCCGAAGCCGATGCACTATCAGTATTATTAGATAATGGCTATTTGCGTATTTATGATGGTACTCAAGCAGCGACAGCAGATACCGCAGTTGGCGCACAAGTGTTACTGGCCGAATTACGGTTTAATGCTGATGCGGCGGCGGCGGCAACAGCAGGAGTATTAACATTTAATGCGATTACTCAGGACTCAAGTGCAAATAACACAGGCACAGCGTCATGGTTTCGGGCATTAAAATCTGATGGTTCTACTGTGTTGTTTGATGGAACTGTTGGCACAAGCGGTTGCGACATTAACATTGCAACTACTGCTATCGTAGCAGGGGCAATCGTTGGTGTTACTTCGGCAGGCTTTACCGTGAATAAAGGTTAATGATATGGAACAATCGCTACAGTCTGTTAGCTTTGATGCTTATGAGCTGATTGATGGCACTTGTTCCTTGTCTCAGACAATCCAATCTGTAAGTGTTGACGCTTTCTTTAGGAATCAAGGCGCAAACCAATCAATTCAAAGCATTAATGCCCAAGCATTTATTCAGATAAATGCCGCAATATCAGCAACGCAGGCAACACAAGCCATTGCCATCAATGCTTTTTATTATGATATTGGCATCGAAGGAATCTTTGTACAGCCGCAACAATCAATGTCAGCCAGTGCATTTTTACGCATAGATGCACAGATGACACTGACACAGCAAAGCCAATACATGACTGCAACAGCCTATAACCTAGTTATCACTCCACCATCACCAGTCGTGGTTATGACCCGTGACAGAATACTTCGGAATATCCGCAACAGAGGAAGCCGCTAATGTTTGGTCGTCGTCGTGATATTCAAATACCTAAAACACCATCATCGGGTGATAAGGCAACACAGAGTTGGATGACTGCCGTAGGTTCAATGCTATCAAAGTATATTGGCGGTGGTAGCAATGACCGCTTAGTGTCGGCAGGTGAATTGATTGATGCAGGTTTAGCAGGTACGGGAACAGGTGGATTCTTAACTTCTCCCCCTAGAAACTTAACCAAGCCTCCAAAGGTTACAGGACTAACAGCCAATGGCGCATTAGCTTCTATTTTTGTTCGGTGGGTTAATCCCTCGTTTAGCAATTATGCCTACACCGAATTATGGCGGTCAAACTTAGATGATATTGGACAAGCAGTATTGATTGCCAGTACAGCCGTCGAAAGTTATACCGATAATGTGGGTAGTGCGGCGACGAAATACTATTGGGCTAGGGCAATATCATCGGCAGGCGTAAAAGGAGATTTTAATGCGGCTAGCGGCGTAAAAGGAACAACAAGCCTAGACCCTGATTATGTGATGCAGGTTTTAACGTCAAGCACATGGAAGCCAAATACCACTTACTATCCGTTTCAGTATGTGCGTCCTACGGTAGAGAATGGTTTTCAATATGCAGCGGTTGATGGCGGCAAGTCTGGCAACATTGAACCAACTTGGCCATTATCAGTTGACCCTACAATAGTAACAAATGACGGCACAGTGCAATGGAAATGCCTTCACATTGAAGACAGAATACCTTTTGTACTTGGTACGCTAGAAGATGGCACGCCTGCCGTGTTTATGGATACGGCGTATATTAAGAACGCCACGATAACCAGCGCGAAGATTAGCGAGTTAATTGCGGACAAGATTGAAACAGGTAATTTAATTGCAGATTTGCAAGTTAAGAATAAATTGTGGTACGGGTTTAACCTGCCTAATGGCGATTTTTTAGACCCCGAAGATAACTCTATTGTTAGCGGCAAGACTGGATTCTATTTAGGAGTTGATGGCAACAACGCCTTGCCTGTTTTGCATTTGAATACAGGGATAGCCAATGGTAGTAAAAGCCTTCTTTTTGATGGTGTTGACC